AGTGATTCGGTTCACGCCCTGCTTGCTGATTTAATCCGCAGCCACGGTCTTGAAGGCACAAAATACGAAATCCAGCGCGATGTCATCAAGGGCAAGAACGGAACCGAGTTTAAGTTTCGCGGCCTGAAGCACAACACAACCGACTTGAAATCCCTTGAAGGCGCGGATATATGCTGGATTGAAGAGGCACAGAATGTTAGCCATAATTCATGGGAAATCTTAATACCGACAATCCGCAAAAAGGGTTCTGAAATCTGGGTTTCGTTTAATCCTAAAAACTTAACCGACCCCACATATCAGCGCTTTGTTGCGTATCAGGGCGATGATGTTAAGGCCGTTTCAGTCTCATGGCGTGACAACCCTTTCTTTCCTGACGTTCTTGAGGCAGAGCGCTGCAAGCTTGAGGCATTAGACCCGGAGGCTTATGCGCATATCTGGGAAGGCCAGCCTGACACACGCCGCAGCGGAGCTGTGTTTGCCAAGCAATTGGCCAAGGCTAGAGAAGACGGGCGCATAACCCGCGTTCCGTATGACCCATCAGGCGAAGTGTTCACCGCATGGGATTTGGGATTCGGAGACGCAACAAGCATCTGGTGGCTGCAATTCATCGGGCGTGAATTGCGCTGGCTAGAATATTACGAAAACAGCGGCGAGCAGCTTGATCACTATGCAGCGATTGTCAAGGCCAAGCCATACAATTACATGAAGCACGGCCACTATCTGCCGCATGACGGCGGACATGGCAATATTCGCGGCGAAAGTGTATCGCGGCAATTGCAAGCCCTTGGCCTGCACAACACGGTGCTGTCAAGGGAAAGCGATATCAACCCCGGTATTGAGCTGGTTCGGCAAACCATAGCCTATTCCGTATTTGACGCTGAGAAATGCAAGGACGGAATCCACGCGCTTGAAAATTACGGCTATGAATGGGATCAAGAACGCGGTATATTTAAACCAAAGCCACGCCATGACTGGACATCCCATGCAGCGGATGCAGCCAGAGCAGCGGCAAGGGCGGCGAGTATGAACAAGGCGGGATTGATTAAGATTGAAGACCCATTCGCACATGAAGATGGATACGGATCATGGATGAGCAGGTAGGAAGATTCACGCTTTTATCCGATGCAACGCTTGGACAGCGGTTTGCCGGGGCTAATGATTGGCGCTGGTGCAAAGACGGGCATTTGCATTTACCAACCGCCGCAGAATGTGCAGTTGCTGTTTCTAAAATATCGGGACAGACTATGGATTTTGGCAAGGCTCAAGAGTGGCTTAGAAGCAATAGACAACACGCTAAGGAATACGCTGCATTAGTTTGGGCCGCTGTTGATGATAGACGAAAAAAGGCGCTCGCAAATGGATGAGCAGATAACATATCAGGGCGCGTATTGCGGTGATGGATGGTGCGTTGTAATTAATATACCCAAGGGGGGCAAGCAATGAGTCAAGTCGCGAAACAAGCGGCGCTTTCGGCTTTGCAAGAAAAAGTCGCAGCAGCAGGCTTAATCTGGCAAGATGACAGGCTAACGCTGCATGACGATGCCAGCCGCACACGAGCGATTTATAATAACACGGAATCAGGAGAGGTTTTTGTTGTTGCTTGGGATAACACAAAACCTATTGACACTGACGTAGAATAAAGCTTACAATAGCCGTACCTTCGGTCTATGCCGATTGTAAACCATGCCCGTTCGGGCCAGTCGCTCGCCATTGTGGTTTATTAATTGTCCGAAATTATCACGGAAGCCCAGAACAGCGCCGAAAAAGCCAGAGAAATTTGGGATCGCGTCTATTCTGCTGGCAAAGATGATTTATATTTCCTATCAGACGATCCCGCCGCGCAGTGGGATGCCCGCGACTATGAGCGCCGCAAAAAGAAAAACCGCCCCGTTCTGACAATTGACCAGCTTACGCAGTTCGTCAATCAGGTCTCAAACGACATTCGCATGAATACGCCGACCATCAACGTCATCCCGCATTCTGGCGGTGCAGACATTGAAACGGCTGAAATCTATCAGGGTCTAATCCGTGATATTGAGCAAAACAGCAACGCAGATTCATCCTATGACAACGCGGTCAATTGCGCGATTAAATCATCCATCGGGTTTATTCGGGTTGATCACCGGGTAAAAAACAAACAAACGGGCGAGCAGGAATTATACATCCAGCGCGTCATGAATCAGTTCTCAATCTATATTGACCCTGAAAGCGTAGAGCCTGACGGCTCAGACGCTATGTTTGCATTTGTTCTTGAGGAAATCTCTAAGAAAGAATTTGCCCGCAGATTTCCCAGTTTTAATCCAATCTCGTTTGAAGACGATAGCGATAAAGACGATTATTTAATCATTTGCGAATATTTCAAGATCGAAGAGACCGAAGATGGCCGCATTGTTCGCCGTTATCTGTTAAGCGGCGAAGACGTGCTTGAAGAAACCACGTTCCCTGGCGAATATATCCCGGTTGTGCCTGTATACGGTGAAGAGGCATGGATTGATGGCGAGCGCCATATCTTCAGCCTGATTCGCAAGTCTAAGGATTCCCAGCGCCGTTATAATTATCTGGCGTCTATGGAAGCCGAATTGCTTATGAAGGCTCCTAAGGCCACAATCATAGCCGTTGGCGGAACCACTGAGAATTACGCCGCTGATTACAAAAACCCTGATGACGCAATCGTCCTGCGTTATGATCAGACAGACGCCAAGGGCAACTTAGCGCCGCCGCCGCAAATGAATCCAGGGCCGCAAATCCCTACAGGCATTGTCAATGCCATGCAGACCGCAGCGCAAGACATCAAATCCACCATGGGCTTGTATAACGCCTTTATCGGCCAGCGCGGAAACGAAACTTCCGGCGTTGCGATTCAGCAGCGCAAGATGGAAGGCGATAGAGCGGTTTACCATTATGGCGATAATCTAGTCCGATCGATCACGCATGTAGGCCGCATTCTGGTTTGCGCGATTCCGCAGATTTATGTCGAGCCGCGTATTGAACGCATCGTTGGCATGGAAGAGGAAAACGAGCTTGTCGGTCTTAACGGCGCGTTAGCCCCTGAGCAAGAGCAGTCATATTTCCTAGCAAACGGTAAATACAGCGTTCGCGTCACAACCGGGGCCAGCTTTGCCACAATGCGTGAAGAGGCCGCCAATTTCTTCCAGCAAGTCATCCAATCACAACCACAATTGATAGAGGTTGCGGGCGATCTGTTATTCAAATACATGGATTTCCCCGGCGCGCAGGCTTTGTCTGAGCGTATGAAGCGCCTGATCCCGCCGAAGTTACTGGAAGACCAGCAAGACCCAGCGGTTGCCGCTATATCGCAGGAAAACGAGCAGCTTAAAGCCGCCCTTGCCGCCATGCAGCAGGAATTACAATCCAAACAGGCTGAAACGCAAGTCAAGGCGCAAGATACAGCCGTTAAGGCTCAGATTGAAGGCGCAAAACTTCAGCTTGAGCAGCAGAAAATTAATATGGATTACGAAATTAAACAAGCAGAACTGGCCCTTAAAGCCCGTGAGCTTGATTTGAAAGAGAGTGAAGCGCTCGTTAGCGCCGTGGCCAATGCACAGCAACAGCCATTCAACGTCATACCGCAATCAAGCGGTTACTAGCAGGGGAAAACTATGCAATTAGAAAATGAAGTCACTGGTCAAGAAATCGAGACAAAAGATGTCCCGGTGCAGGATGCCGCTGATGAAAACACGGACGTTTCCGAAGTTGAAGAAACCGAAGTCGAGACTGACGCCGAAGATGATGGCGTTCAGGATGACGGTATCGACAAAGAAATGAAGACGATTAAAAAGGCGCTCAATAAGAAAAACCGTTACATCGAAAACCTGAGAGCCAGAAATCGTGCCCTTGAAGATCAAATGCAGAAGTTCAAAGCCTCAAGTGGTGCGCCTAAACCGCCGCCACAGATGGAACAGTTTGAAAGCGTTCTTGATTACGTCAAGGCTGAAAACGCTTATGAGCTGGACAAGAGATTTGCAGAGCAAAACCAAAATCAGCAACTCACTGAGTTACAACAGCAGCAGGCTCAAATCAGAGCGCAGCAAGACCAGCACATTGAGGCATCAATCTCGGAATTGGTAACTACCAACGCCGAAGCAAAGCAGGTTTTTTCGCAGGCGCTCCCGGTTATTGAGCAAATGCCAGAGCATATTCAGAATCTCTTTTATGAGATCGATAATGCCCCGGCCGCCGCATTCGCACTCGCCAAAGAGGGCAGGCTGCAGGATTTATATTACATGAATCCGTATATAGCCGCCGCTGAACTGGTTCAGGCTCAACAGCGTGGCTTGCAGTATCTTGCTACAAGCTCGCAATTACAGAAACAACCGCCCAAGCCCTTGGATGGTCTGAGAGGCAACGGGAAATCAACAGGAAAACCGCTTCACCAAAAAAGCCCAGATGAGCTTATGAAGTGGCTTAACAATTAGGAAAACAAACAATGGCAAATACATTTAATACCTTAAAGAACGCACCGGGCGTTGTTGCGGCACTCGCTGCAAAAATGCTTGAAGACAAGGTGCAATTCTGCAAAACAATCGACAAAGCCGATGAAAGCGACTATGACGGTAAAAACGGATACAATGCTGGCGATACAATCTTCATCAGCAAAAATGCCCGCTTTATTTCTGGCACAAACGCCGACATCACTTCTGCGATTCAAGACGTTAAAGAAGAGAAAGTTGCACTGACGCTTAATGAGCGCCGCGTAACTGGTATTGCTTTGACATCGCTTGAGATTGCTACAGAAGCGAACCTGAAGTCATGGGCCAAGCGTATTCTTGACCCTGCAATGTCTGAAATGGCGCAAAAAATCGAGGCTTCATTCCTTGAAAAAGCCTCGGATGCGACAAGCAACACCGTAGGTACAGCCGGAGCAACAGTTTTTGATATGGACACAATTCTGTCCGCCAATCAGAAAATTGATGAATTCGCCTGCCCAGACCTTGACAACCGTTATGTTCTGCTTAACCCAGCGGGCCAGCGTTCTGCGGTTAATTCAAACAAAGGCTTGTTCAATGCCGACGTGAAGGTTGCCCAGCAGTACGTAAAAGGACGCATGGGCACAGCAATGGGCTTTGATTTCTTGTCAAACAACCTGTTGCCAATCCACACCAACGGCAATGACGTTGTGTTTGAAGTGCGTACAACTGTAGCCACAGAAGGCCAAGCGACTCTGGTCGTTGAAGCCCTTACAGCCACAACCGGAACTGTCACAAAAGGCACAGTCTTTACTATCGGCAGCGTTAATGCTGTTCACCCGATTACAAAGGCTGATCTTGGTTACCTGAAGCAGTGGACTGTTGCGGCTGACGCCACAGCAGACGGCTCAGGTTTTGCGACACTGACACTGACAGAGCCATTCTACACATCGGCTTCAGGCGGCTTGCAGAACATCACAGCCTTCCCGGTTGATGGCGCTGCTATCACACCTGTAGGCGGAGCCTCTTCAGCTCTGGTGCAGAATCTGGCTTACCACAAGTCAGCTTTCCGCATGGTTTCTGTTCCCCTTATTACGCCATCAGGCACAGACATGGCAGCTCAGAAAACCTCTGGCGGTTTCACCATCCGCGTCATTCGTGACTACGATGTGCTAACTGACAAGTTGATCATGCGCTTGGACTTCCTCGGCGGTATCGCTGCGGTACGTCCTGAGTGGGCGGTTCGCATCACGTCCTAGATAATATAGTGGGGGCGGCCTCATCGCCGCCCTCATTTCTTCACAGATATAAAGGGTTTAAAGATGAGAAAATTTCTAGTTTATACGGCCATGATTGTGCTGATCCCAGCGCTTGCGTATGCGGGTTACAATCTATCGACCGAGACATTTCCAGACGGAAACAACAGCGCTGCGCCTTACAGTGTGACCATTTTAAGCAGCGAAGGAACCGTAGTTTCAACCGACTATTTCCCGATTTACAGAACTACAACAAAAGACGCTCAGTTGATTTCGGCCACTAAAATTCAAGGTTTGGGCGCTGTTAAAGACATTGCGTTTATCAATGCTACAGTAACAGGCGATGTCATTGGCGACGGCGGCGACCAGCTTTATGGTTTTAGGCAAGAGCAAATTGCTTCAACAACAGCGGCGATTCCAGTCACTCAGTGCGGCGCAACCTTTGTTTCAAACAGCGCAGACGTTATGACCCTGCCAGAGGCATCAGTTGCCCTTGGTTGTCAATTGACGTTTGTCTGCGGAACAGCGGATGACTTTGATGTTAACCCTGCCGACGGAACCGACACAATCAGCTCTGTATCCACAACTAACGGAACCACGGCTGTTGTTACGCTCGCACCATCTGCGGGCGATGCAATTCGTTGCACTGACATCGGCGGCGCTATCACTCTTGAGGCCATCGGTGCAGACCGCTGGGCGCAAGTTTCTGGCGGCAACGGAATCTGGACTGACGTAAATTAATCAATTTTGAAAAGGAACTAAAAATGACAGCAAATGCAATGAAATTTGAAGGCGCGGTATCCGCCGATGTTCGCAGGGAAGTAAATGCGGCCATCGGTGACGTAGCGATCTGCACCACGGCGGCTTCAGTAACCACAAGCACAACACTGGTAAACGTGGCGGGCTTGGTAACTGAAAGATTGCTACCGGGTACATACGAGTTTGAAATTCGCTTGATTACAACTGCCGGAGCTTCTGGCGGTGTTAAAGCGGCTCTCAAGCAAAGCACAGCGGGCATGGTTACAGCCATCAGCGCGTCAGTGCAGGGCTTGTCAGCGGCGGCGATTGCAAACACCACATTCACCACAACCACAGATGCAGCCTCTTTGATTGCGGCAACAACCGCATACGTTGCGGTCAACGCTCGCGGCGTTGTTGTAATCGGTGCTCCTGGTACGCTGCAAGTGCAGGTAGCGCAAAACGCTTCCGATGCAACAGCTACCACGGTAGCGCTGCGGTCCTACATGGTCTTTAGAAAGATTTCCTAGGGATGGCGAAGTTCACTAAAGGCGATGGCGTTAAATACGTGGGTGATGATTCATCCATCATTAACGCGCTTTTGGCAGACGGCTGGGAACAAGAGGGTTTATTGAGAACGGTTCAGGCGTTAGAGCCTGCCGTTTCTCAAGACCCGGTTTCTGATTTGACAAAAACCAGCAAGCGACAGAAGAAAGCAAGCGACCCAGACAAAGGATTATAGAATCTATGGGAACAGCGTTAGGAATCATTAAATCTGCTATGCGTAAGGGCGGCATTCTGACAAAAACAGAAGTGCCGTCCTCGGATGAGGCTAAC